TCCAAAACTCATGAATCTCGTCATCGGTCATATCCTCTGCCGGAGTCTTAGTAGGTTGGGTTTGTAAATTGCTGGACAATGTAACTTGCGACCGTCTGCCCCTGTTATTTGATGCGTCTAAGTTGTGATACTTTTTAAATTTTGCGATAATGCTTGGATCGTTAAAGATATTATTTTCTTTCTCGACCAATCCATCTTCTATCATTTTACATGCTTCATCAAAACCAAGCTCAACGCCGGTTTTTTGGTAATATGCTGCGATACCTTGGGCAATATCCTGAGAAGAACATTGCTCTTTGGTTAAAGGGTAGCTATCGTTAGACTTAACAAAATTATCAATTTGAGAATAATATTGTTCAATTGCCTGCTGTTGCTGTTGGGCGCTGGCCTTTTCAAGCCGTTCCCTGTCCCTTCTTTGTAGTTCTTCTTGTAGCTCCTTAACTTGTCGTTCTGTACTCGATAGTCGAGTGTTCTCGGTTGGTTCGTTAATCCCTGTTGAGATCCTATTCGTCCAGTCTGCAAAAAACTCCATGGGATCAATGCCCTGGTTCTGCAAAAATTCTTCTGGATTCTTAATAAAGGCATCTCTCATCTGCTGGGCGCTGGAAAGCCCAATCTCTTTTTGGGAAAGCTCTTGTTCTTTCTTTTTTAACTCTATCTCTTTCTTACGCTGTGCCCTATCTCTCTTTATCTTGGCACTCCAACTTTCCTTTTCTGCCTCTTCTTTTACAGGCTCCTCCGAAACGCTATCGCCCTCTGCGGATTGCGGTTCTGACTCTGCTTCCTCATAGATATTAAAGGAAGGCATTTCCTGCTCTGCTGGATCGGAAAACTCTGCTTGAGGTGCTTCTGCTGCTTCTGCTGATTCCGATACTGCTTCTGCTGCTTCTGACATTAATTATACTCCTGGTGGCGGCATTGCGCCTGGCGGTAGAGGCATTGGTGCTGGACCTGGCGCCGCTGGTCCCATTGGTCCCATTGGTCCTGGCGGTAATCCAGGGGGTGGGCCGGGAGGCATACCCGGAGGCATACCAGGCGGCATACCCGGAGGCATCATACCTGCTAATTCTTGTTGTGGTGGCTTTGCTGCGTCCGTTAATGAAACTGCTTGAGCGATCCATCGTCGCAAAAGCTCTAGTCTCTCTTCGGGAACGCCTTCTATTTTTCCTAAATTATAGGATTGCTGAACACGCTCTATGCCTAGTTCCAAATTAAGATATGGTTCCGGGGGAGTGTATTTCTTCTTATCAATCATATCATCAATAATCTTATCAATGAGTTCGATGTTTGCGTTTTTAAGTTTGTTGCTTCTGTCAAGATCGGGAAACTCTAGTAGCTGATGCGCTTCTTCCTTTGTGAACATTCCGTTCATGTGCATCTCTGTAACACTGGCTAGCTTTGCTGCCGGTGTCTGGGGAAGAGAACCAACGGGCTGTATCCGCATGATATACTCATCTTCCTCCATATTCACTTCACTCCAATTTATCTTCTCAACGCCTGAGTTCTGAGAAAAGCTTACAGACGTAACCTTGTCACCAGCTTCTTCTGCTTCCTTAACAAGAGAAATTAATTGGCTAGAAATATCAATGAACACATTCTCGTAAGCCTGTCCAACGACCATGAATCGTTCTGACTCAATATCGGAAAACTCCCGAAGCGCCCGGCCTGACTCAAGACCTGCGGGCTTCTTGCTTTGTGCCGACAATTGAGAAATGCCCGTCATCTCATAAGCCTGATTAACAAGTCTATCAAGGTGTTGAAACATTTCCCCGGAAACAGAGCGAGGCACGAAGAATTGAGGAGGTGTACCTCTGTAGCGAATTGCACCCCAGATCTTATTGTTCAAGTGAGAATTAACAATCTTGCTAGTGTCCTCAATGAATACCTTTGGAGTTGAAAGGTGCATCTGCTGTTGAATCTGTGCAAGAAGCTTATTCACTTCTACCTGAATGCCTTTAACTTCTCGAGCTAGGCCATTGCCCCAAAATGAGACAGGGGATTCAGTCCACCTGATAAAGGTAAAGGGGAAGTAATCTCTATCGTATTCCTCATCGAGAAGAGTTGCTGACGAGATAGAAATAATGTGCCTTCCGTCACCAGCATCAGGGCCAGACGGTAAATGCCATGCCTCGTGGCACTTAATAAGGTCTGAATACTTCTTATCCTCACCGTTAGAGTCCTTGGAGTCTTCTGATTCTGCCAGGATGTCCTTTTTGAACTTAGGGAATTTTGCAGCCAAGACATGGCGAGAAACTAGCTTCGTTTGAAAAATCTGCCTTGGGTCGGATGTTCCAGCTTCGGCGCCATCAATAGTAAGCTCAACCAAAGGAACTCTTTCAAGCTTTGTCTTGCCGTGCTCTATAAAGATCTTAATAACACCTGTCCCAACAATACAGGCGTCAAGAAAAGCTTTTTGCGCGACACTGTATGCTTTAGTCGAGTAAATCTGACCCTGCATAAACTTATCAAGGTTCTTTGCCTTGCGTCTTTGCGACCAGTCGCCACCAGAGGTAAGGAAAGAAATGCCGGGTCTGTGCTTTGCAATCTTAGCCGTAGCAGCCTGACAGAGAGAATGGATAATGTTGAAAGTTAATCGAGGACGATTGTTTCTATATCTAAAGGTATCCTCTGAGTTGTGAAGTGGTTGTCCACCGTACAAGCCAACAAAGGTGCTTAGATCATTATAGAAGTCGTGCTGGTCATCCCGAAGAACAGTAATATACTTATCTATCGCAAGATGTGGGTCTTTCTTGCTTTGCCACCAGAATACGTCGTCAAAAATTCCATACATGATCAGCCAGCACTCCAATTAAGAATTTCTTCGTCAGAATAACCCATATAGCCTTCTGCATTTGCGTTACTGTTTCCAGTGCTTTTAATGTCGGTTGAATGCGCTTTGTCGTAATTATCCATTGAAAACTCGTTATTTGCAACCGAAATTGCATCATCTTCGCTAGAAGCGTACAGATTTTGTGCTAAAGCTACCGGGCTGATCAACTCAATCTCTACATCCTCTGACTTATACTTTGTGACTCCATACTGCGATAAAATGTCTAAAAGCTTCCGTAATTTTCTAGGGTCTTGCGCCATGCTATAAATCCTTGCTATTGTAACTATGTAATTTAATTATAGAAAGCGTCGTCGTTTGAATAGCCAACGCCCCATAAATCCTCGTCGTGACCACTATCCTGTTCTTGCTCTCTTAGTAGTCGTTCTTCTATCTTGTCTTCTAATCGCTTGTAATATTCAGAAGTACCAAAAGCAGGTGGTTTCGATTTTTCTTCGTAAAGAAAGTGTCGAGATTCCATCCAAGCATACAGTGCCGCATCGCTTAAGTGGTTATCAAACCGCTTATCTTCGGCAGTACCAGCAAGATTAAACTGTAACTTATCCCACTCGGCCAGAAGCTCTGAGTTCTTTTTGACCTTGATTAGCCCTCGGGCCAGGTCTGCATTCATCATAGTGATAAGTCCTACCTTATCTCCGCTTTTCTTTGCGGGTGCTATTGGTAGGCTAGTTCTCTCTTTAAAAGTCTCGAGCACCATACGGCTGGCGCCGCCTCCGGTATCCATAACAATCTTGGTAAAATTAAAGCGTGACTGGTATTCCTTGATCATGTCCTCCACGTCGGAGGTAAGCATGTTCGACTTCTTAAAGTCCTCTAGGATGAATAGCTCTTCATGGTCATCCGAGTATGCCGCCACGATAAATGCTGTCGGGTCGTGATAACCTAAATCCACCCCAAGGATGTATTCCCAAAAGCAATTCTCTGGCAGCTCGTCATAGAGGTTTACGTCTGAATATCGGTAGACAATAGACCTATCGTTCTTTACCCACAGGCCCTCATACTCTCGTTTATATGCTGGGTCTGTAGGGTCTAGGATTCCTGCTCTAACATCACGCTCTATCGCTTTGACGGCTTGCGTCATGTAGGGATTATCCTTGATAGACCATTTGTGTGTTGAGTACCCGTATTTCTCTAACTCTGTTATCTCGTAGAAAAACCCCGCGCATAATTCATTAGGCGTACTGATCATTGCTAGAGTTCCATCGGAATCTAACAGCGCGGGGCCTAGTACGTCACGGACCAATTCCTTGACGTTAATATTAAAGAAGGCGGCCTCATCAAGCACCGCCAACGAAAACGCAGCTCCACGTAGCTTATCCACATCAGAGGCATCGTTAGCACCAGTAAAGATGATTTCCGAGCCGTTGGGGAATTTGGCTACCAGCGCAGCGTTGTTGAATTTCAATCCAAGCCGGTATTGCTTGTCGGCCTGCTTAAGCATGTTCCACAGAATCCGCTTCGCGGCTTCTCTTGTCCTAGCGATATAGACGCACAAGGTTTCAGGATTATCTAGCGCCTCTTGGATAAGATACCTCGAGACAGCGAAGGACTTGCCAGCACGACGAGTACACAGTGCAGCTTTCCGCTTGGACGGATCGTTGATAAACTCAAGCTGCTCCTTAAACAAGTGACGCTTGAAGTTGAGGGTGATGTCAGAAGTTCTCTTAACTACCCTTGCTTTCGCAGGTATGCCAAACCGACCAACGACAGCCTCAAGAACCTCTCTGCTACCAAGCGCAATATTCGGCTTTCGCCGCTGCGCGTTACGCCTAGCTTTCGTCTGAGGTTTGAGTTTCTGTTTCGCCATGAACCCTGTCTACCAATACGGGTAAGAGAAGAGAGTTAAACCGTAGGCCCCACTTCCTTTTCAAGTTATACTTCTGACACCAATACGACCAAAAGGCTGTAGGAACAGTCCCCTCACCAGGAAACTTAGCCCTAATGAGTTTTCCCCCTATCCCATGATTCCTAAGCTTCTTCTTAACAAAAGCATAGAGAAGAGTAGGATAGCCAAGCTTTTCAGTGTACCCCAACCAGCCCAGAATATGATCTGGGTCTTCGTCCGAACACGCCACTAAGATAGTGCCATCTTGTACGCAAGTGTCAATAACTAATCGGGTCATACGTTGAACGCCGGGTATATTGTAGTCAACCGACGCTAACCAGGAGTGGTAGATAAAATCTTCGTCTAAGGTCTTGTAGGGCCTTATCTCAATCATTTCTTTGCGCTTGGAGCATTAGCTTCCCTTAATGTTTTGCGAGCGAGAGCTTTCAACTCATCGTCTGTCATAGAAGCTAAGGTGTCAGTCTTAAGCTCCTTCTCAATACCGATTAGCTTCTTCAAGCCATCGTAGCAGAGATCTAACGTCTTAAGGTCTTTAGCCGTTAATTCGTCCTCGTCCTCTACCTTGCGTCTTAGCCCCTCAATTTGCTTCCGGGTAATCATATACAAGTCATAAAGTAGCTTGTGATTATCCGCATTTTGATAGACCGTTACTGTGTGGTCTTTTGCCATAACGTACAGATTTCCTCTTTTTACCAAAACCTGTCAAGGGAAAAGAGCAACCCCTACCCTAGTAGTATCAGGGACTTACAAGAGGGGTTGACTTTTATTTCCTAATAAGTACATAGTCTCTTTATCCCCCTTAGACTTCCAGTACTACTAGTGAAACTAGTCCTCTAGCTTCAGGACGTGCCTCATACTTATGGCCGTTATCCGTGTATTAGAGGCCATACCTGATTGACATTCTGTCATACCCTTCAAATCGCCCAAAAATTCATAGAGGGTTACTGCCAACTGGGGCTGCCAACTGCAAGCGGGGTACCCCCCCTCGAGATCGGTCACTGCAAGGCAACAGACAGGGTAGGGCTAGGCTGATAGATGCTTGCTATGAATTCGCTACGCTCATGGCTAACGCACAGCATACACCCACACTACCATAGACCCAGACTTCACTAGGTCACATGCTCTGAGAAGCCACTGACAGCCGCGTGAGTGATTCTTCGGGGGCTAAGGGTCAGTGGTCAGACTGTGTGTAAACATCCCTCAGATGGTAAATTAGATACGTTAGGTGCCTAAGTGGTTGAGAAGAGGAAGAAAGGGGGGGAAGAAGAGATGAATAAAAGGGTCAGGTTGAGTACAGTTGGATACAGAAGGCGTACACAAGAGGCGACAGAAGACAGAAGACAAGAAGGCAGGAAGACAGGGGGGCAGGAAGGCAGAAGACAGAATGGGGACGCTCCCGGTCAGATAGGTATACTAGTATCCTATTGCACCGCTTCCCGATGCAGAAGAAGACCCGCTTCGCTCCACTACCATGGCCTCATGCTATGGGTGGCTACGATTGGTTGGTGTGCCATGAGTACTATGTGTGGCTACGTCTACTTGGCTGGTACTCGCTCCGCTCGGGCTATCAACGGTCGGTGCACGAACAAGTGGAACAATACCAACCATATAGAAGATCGTGACGCTAAAGAAAAGACGCGAAAAGACGACAAATGGCAGACAAATAACTTGCAATTAACGACAAAATGAAATAAATATATATACATCGGGAAGGAGAAGCCCGGTAATTACATAGGAGATAAGACATGAATCAGCAGAATACAAAACCAGTCGAGAACGACGGCAACCAATGCGAAACTTGTTGCGGCAACACGCAGTTCTGCCCTGACTGCAACCCGGACCTCTGCGGCG